TATAAATAAAACTGAATATGCCTAACGGGTATTCATTTTTTTAACCTTGCTATACATAGGAGGTCAATATGACAAACTTAGCATTTAACTTCCCAAGAGATACGTTCTTGGGTTTTGATCAACTCTTTAATACGTTGCAAAATACGAATCTAGAAACCGTTCGAGGTGCTGGATATCCACCGTATAATGTAATTAAACGAGATGATGGTCACTTTCTAATTGAGATCGCTGTCGCAGGATTTAAAAAGGAAGACATTGATTTGACACTTGAGAAAGGTGTTTTAACAATTACTGGAAAGAAACATTCTGGTTTAGATACAAGAGACTATGCACATCGTGGCATTTCTCAAAGGGCGTTTGAAAGATCATTTACTTTAGCTGACACACTCAAAGTTGTTGGTGCTGATATTGTAGATGGTATGCTTGTAGTTATTTTGGAGAACAATATTCCAGAAGAAGATAAGCCTCAAACTATCAATTTAGGTGACCTGCCGAAATCAGCTAAAAAGCTGTTACTAGGCTAAATACTAAGGAGCACATGGCATATTCAGCGAAAGTTTTAGATCATTACAACAATCCACGCAATGTGGGTAAGATGGATATGAAAGATCCTAATGTGGGAACTGGTATGGTAGGTGCTCCTGCTTGTGGCGATGTTATGAAATTACAAATACGTATAGAAGATGACATAGTCACAGATGCAAAATTCAAAACATATGGTTGCGGATCAGCAATTGCCTCAAGCTCATTGCTAACAGAATGGGTTAAGGGTAAAACAATACATCAAGTAGAAGAAATTAAAAATACTGAAATTGTTGAAGAGCTTAATCTGCCTCCAGTCAAAATACACTGCAGCGTATTAGCTGAAGATGCAATTAAATCTGCAGTAGCAGATTATATAATTAAACAAAAAACCGAAAAGGAACACAGATGAATGAAATTAGATTAGTTCGACTTACGTCGGGTGAAGAGTTATTATGTAAAAAATTAAATGAAACAGGTTTAACAATCACAATCAAGCAAGCTGTTGCACTAGTACCCACAAAAGAAAGATTAGGTTTTATGCCTTACTTACCGTATGCTGATATAGATACATTAATAGTTAAAAAAGAACATATCATGTTTGATCTTAAACCAACAAAAGAATTAGCAGATCAACATGTTTTAATGCATAACGATTCGAATATAGTTACACCAGAAAAACCACAAATTGTAGTTTAATGAATTTAGATATCGAACATTATATCCATAAAGCAAAGTGGATAGATGATGAATTATGTGATGAAGCTATAGATAGACTTAATCTTCAAAACACATGGTTGCCATTCCCTAAAGATGTAATTAATGCATATCCCGATGCACCACGAAAACAAGATGGTATTGCTGGGTCAACATTAAGTATTGATTGGGAACAATTCATGGGTGATCCAGATATTCCTGAGCAAGATAGAAACTATGGCCTAACTCATATGAACGATAGACCAACACTAGATAGAATACGAGCTAGTGTAAAAAATGGATTAGATCATTATGTTCATGAGCATTTAAAAGACTTACCTTGGTATGATTATTATCGAGACTTTACTGATCCTAAATTTATGAAGTATAGTGAGACTCATGACATGATGGAACATTGCGATCATGTAAGATATGTGTTTGATGGTAAAAGAAAAGGTATACCAACAGTTTCTATAGTTGGCAGCTTAGATGATAAGCATGAAGGTGGTTATTTGAGGTTCTTTGACAAGACAGATTATTATGTAGGCAAAGGCGAAGTACTATACTTCCCTTCTAATTTTTTATATCCTCATAGAGTAACTGAAGTTACTGGAGGTTTAAGGTATTCTTTTGTAAGTTGGGTTTGGTAATATTTGACTAAAGCTATGTACATTTTGTGTTATCATGTTATAATGGTACCATGACAAATTCTTTCTATACAAGTGCCTTCCGTCATGGCAAGGTCATCAAATATTTGGGTTATGAAAATGGTGAGAAAGTAAAGTTCACTGTTCCATTTCGTCCAACTCTTTTCGTAACAAACAAAGGTAACAATGCACACGATTGGAATTCTCTCGATGGTAATTCTGTAGAACCCATCGTGTTTGGTTCTATGGGCGAAGCTACTGATTTTATTAAATCATATGCAGATGTTCCTGGTTTTAATGTCTATGGCAACACCAATTATGTTGTTCAATACATTAACGAAGAATTTCCTGGTGTAATCAAATGGGATCGTAACATGATTAATGTTACCTCCATCGATATTGAAACAAAGTTTGGTGATGGCTTTCCAGAACCCAAAGATGCTGATCAGGAAGTAACAGCAATTACGATGAAGAATAACATCGATGATATATACTATACATTTGGTTGTGGTGAGTATGATGTAGAGAATTCTCTTATGCAAAGCCATCAAGTGGTTTATATCAAATGTGCAGATGAACATGAACTCTTACACAAATTTACATATCATTGGGCTAAAACTTCTCCTGATGTTGTCACAGGTTGGAACTGTGAATTCTTTGATATACCATATCTAGTTAATCGTATTAAACGTATACTCGGCAATTCACGTGAGAAGTTCCTATCTCCATGGAGAATGATTGATGAACGTGAGACACATACAGGTTATGGTCAAACTACACTTAAATACGAAATCAAAGGTGTAGCCATCTTAGATTATATGGCAATCTTTAAAAAGTTTGGTTATTCGTATGGTCCACAAGAATCATATAAGCTAGACCATATTGCCAATGTTGTATTAGGTGAGAAGAAGCTTGACTTTGGTGAAGCATCTGACTTAAACGAGCTGCACGCAAATGACTATCAAAAGTTTATTGACTATAACATCAAAGACGTAGAACTTATCGATCGTATGGAAGACAAGCTTGGTCTTATTAGTTTATGCCTAACCATGGCTTACAAAGGTGGTGTAAACTATGAACAAGTATTAGGTACTGTGGCTATATGGGATTCATTAATCTATCGTGACTTACATGCTAAACGTATAGCTGTACCACAAAACGAAGAATCATTTAAAGGTGCATATCCTGGTGGATATGTAAAAGAACCACATGTTGGCATGCACGATTGGGTATGTTCATTTGATTTGGCTTCTCTATACCCATCAATCATTATGCAATATAATATGTCGCCTGAAACTATCCTACTCGATGATGAACCTGGTGTCAATGTCGAATCAGTGTTAGATGGTCATATAAAGAATAATACACCACATACTGCATTAGCTGTAAATGGTGTTCGTTTCGATACAAAGAAAGTTGGTATTATTCCAGCAATTATTCAAGAGATCTATAATGATCGTCAAACATTTAAGCAAGCACAACTCAAAGCTGAACAAGAACTTGAGCTATGTGGTGCAAAGTCTGAGGTCTATGCCTTAGAAAAACGTATTGCTATTGCTAAGAACCAACAAATGGCATTGAAGATCCTACTGAATTCCTTATATGGTGCAATGGGTAATAAATGGTTTAGATACTTTGACATGCGAATCGCTGAAGGTATTACACTTACTGGTCAAGCAACCATTCGTTGGGCAGAGAATAACCTAAACGATTACCTTAACAAAACTCTACAAACCAAAAGAGATTATGTTGTTGCCATTGACACTGACTCAGTTTATGTTCGTCTTGACGAGTTTGTTAATCGTCTTGGTCCAGCCAAGCCTGTAGATTTCTTAGATAAGATGTGTTCTACTGCCCTCGAAGGTGCACTCACTGAATGTTATGATCGTTTATTTAAAACACTTGGTGGTATAGAAAACAAAATGGTTATGGAACGCGAGGTAATTGCTGATCGTGGTATATGGACTGCCAAGAAAAGATACATACTCAATGTGCATGACAATGAAGGTGTTCGTTATGCCACACCTAAACTAAAAATTATGGGTATTGAAGCAATCAAATCATCTACACCAGCCATATGTAGACAAGCATTAAAAGATATCTTTAGAAGAATCATTGAGACTGATCAGCAAACTGTACAGTCAGATATAGCAAACTTTAAAGCTGCATTTAAACAAGCATCAGCTGAAGAAGTTAGCTTTCCTCGAGGTGTAAATAACCTAAACAAATGGACTAGCAAAGAAACTGTCTATAAGAAAGGCACACCTATCCACATACGTGGTGCAATACTCCACAATAATCTAATCACTAAACAAAAATTAGGTAGAAGTATTCAAAAGATAACAAGCGGTGACAAGGTCAAGTTCACATATCTTGTCAAGCCAAATCCAATCAAAGAGAATGTGATTGCATTTGTAGATTATCTCCCACGTCAATTTAAACTTGAGCAATATATAGATTATAACCTTCAATTCGAAAAAACTTTTCTCAGTGCTGTAGAACCAGTTCTTGATGCAGTTGGTTGGAAAAGTGAACATCAAGTATCTCTTGAAGATTTTTTCGTTTAAGGTATGTACATATCACAAAAGTGTGATATAATGTTAATAACAGTTATAAAAGGAGACTTATGTCAGCAGATTGGGTAAACGATATTAATCGTATGCAAACAAAATATGGTGTACGCGAATGGATAAACCATGCCACACCATTTCAATTAAAGAAGTATTTAGAATTTAGATTAGACTTTATCAAAGAAGAATACGATGAGACTAAAGAGGCACTGATCATGGAAGATGCAGAAGAAGTTGTCGATGGTCTTATTGATCTTTGTGTTGTAGCTATTGGTACATTAGATGCCATGGGTGTAAATGTGCACAAAGCATGGGATGAAGTATTAACAGCAAACATGGCAAAAGAAGTTGGTGTAAAAGAATCACGACCAAATCCATTAGGCTTACCAGATCTAATCAAGCCAGCAGGTTGGGTAGCACCAGTGCACTTTCCTAATCATGGTATTTTTGCATCAGCTTGGTCAGATGCAATTGAGAAACGAGCTATGGTAGCCAATGCTGCAAGAACAGAATTAGTAGGTGAAAATCCAGAGATTAATTCTGAATGGGCACCAGATGCTGAAGAGCGTATGAATATTATTGGTCAAAATGGTAATGATGGTTTACACTATCCACCTCCAGGTCCAGATGGATATACTCCAGGGCCAGGACCATTAGATGGTACACAAGCAAAGATTGACTGGACAAAAGATTCGGAGTACATAAGATTATATGGCAAAGAAGGCAATAAAAAAGTCTAGCATAAACTACCGTACATGGTTAGTTTTATATAAAGGTAAAGATATTGAAAAGCTTACCTTAGAAGAGCATACTAAGTTTAGTAAGCTTTATGCTAAATGGAAAGTAGGTAACATTGAGAAAGTATGAACTATTCCCTTACATTATTTAAAAGTATATTCGATAACAAAACTCAGAAGCGTATGGACTTTACTTCATACCACCAATTTGAGCAATTGTTATTTGATCTAGCCCAGCAAAAACGTGAAGATAAGAAGTCGGCTCCCCTTATATCTCCTGCAACTTATGTAGAAGATACGACTCGTGCGAATGATAATGTACTCGGTTGGGCTGGTTGGTGCGCAGTAGATGTAGATGAACATGTATTCGATGGTAGTCTTGAGCAAGAATTATTAGATCGATATGGAAAATGGAATCATGTTGTTTACTCTACTGCTTCATCAACTCCTGAACATCCTAAGTTTAGAATAGTATTTCCATTAACAATACATGTGCCTAAAGAAAAGATCAAGCATTTTTGGTTTGCTCTAAACAAAGAATTAGGTGACATAGGTGATCCTCAAACAAAAGATCTATCACGTATGTATTATGTGCCTGGAAAATACAAAGGTGCATACAATTTTATATTTAATAATTTCAGTGGTGTAGATATGAATCCATATGAGATTATGTCTAAGCATGATTATGTTGAGCGTAGTGGTTCATTACTAGATAATCTTCCACCTGAAATACGCAAAGCAATGTTAGCTCACCGTAAGAATGAAATGGTAAACACAAATGTGGCATGGAGTAATTACAAAGATTGTCCATTTGTAAATAAGAAGTTAGTGAAAGAGTACAATGAAATCACTGACACTGGTTGGTATACAAAGATGTATGCCATTATGGTTTCAATTGCAGGTAATGCGATACGTAACAAATATCCTATTACTGCACAAGAGATCACTACATTATGCAAGGAAATTGACTATGAAAACGGTAATTGGTACAAAACAAGACCATTCGACAAAGAAGCAGATCGTGCAATCGAATTTGTTTACAGCAACGGATGAATGGTTAATTCAATGTTGGAATAAAAAAGATTTATATAATATTCCAGGAGGACCATTATATGAATTTCCTGAATTTGCTCAAGTGGCAAATCCAGATAATATAGAAGTATTTCCAAGTGACGGAGTTTGGGAATGGGATACGACTGAAGGTGAAGATCGTAATGATTATGGATATTATTCATCAGATGGCATGTCAATTGAAACTCCAAAAATGTCGAAAGTAACAAATGCAAAACTAGGTATAATAACTCATTTTAAACCATGGCACTTTGGTCAAGATGAAGAAAAATGGGTAGAGAAATTTTCAACTTGGGATGTTGAAGCAGGTGAACAATTTCCATATATAATACTTGGAAAAATTCCAGCATTAGAAGTATTAGAATATTGTAACAAAAATAAAACAAAAAGATATGTACTTCCGCTGTAAAGTGTGGTATAATATAACAATATTAATCGAGGAGTAAACATGAAAGAATCACTAAAAGTTTTAAAAAAAGCTGCAGAAATACAAACACAAAAATCAAACGATTATCAAAATCCTAATTCACGTATTCGTCAAGCTGATTACTATCAGCATGGTTGTGCTACGTTATTAGATTTAATGTATGCAAAAGTATTACGCATGCAATCAGTACTCGAAGCTATGGAATCTGATCCAGATTATCAACCAAACTTCGAATCATTAGATGATTCATGTATTGACATTATCAATTATGCATCATTCTTTGTTAGCTATTCACGTGGTACTATGGATGGTCAAGATCCAGCTCGTGATTTCTTAAATAGATTACCTAAACAAAATGCTAGTACGTCCGTATAAAGTTTCTGACGTTCGTGACTACTTCGTTGGTGCCAAGCAAAGTGGTGGTTATGGTCAGACTATAGATAAGACTGGTGTTCGTTGTTTAGAATTAATTGGTGCATCATTTCTCGCAGATGAACCTGCAATATTTGGTACACCTAATGTAGAATATATACAAGCAGAAATTGCTTGGTATCTATCGCAATCTTTAAATATTGAAGATATATACGGTAAACATTCTGGTAAAGAACCACCAGCAGCATGGAAATATGCAGCATCAGATCGTGGTTATATTCACTCAAATTATGGTTACTTAGTTGGTCATGAAGAAAATGGTAGCCAATACTCTCATGTTTTAGGTGAATTAAAACAAAGTCCAGATTCTCGTAGAGCTGTTATGATTTACCAAAGACCATCTATATGGTCAGAATATCATATTGATGGTTGTAATGATTTTATATGCACTAATTCAGTTGCTTATTATATTCGTAAAGGTAAACTACATTGCTCAGTCTCAATGAGATCTAATGATGTAGTGTATGGTTATAAAAATGATTATGCATGGCAACAATATATGTTAATGAATTTAGCTAATGATCTTGATGTAGAACCAGGCAATATGATTTGGCAAGTACAGAATTTACATGTATACGAAAAGCATTTTGATTTAGTTAAACCAAAAATGCCACCATCATGAAGAAATGGTTAAATCAAGAAGCTATAGATGTATTGTGTGATTACTATTATCCACGTGCAAAATGGTTACAAGATAATGTTAACTGGGGTCAATTAGATTACGAAGGTCCTGAAGCAAATGAAATTATTGATGATCCTTTAATGCAAAAGATTGACATCTATGATTGTTATACAAGGAATGCAGCAGGCTTTCAAAACGTATTACAAGATTTAAAATTTGGTTCAGAGACTCCTAAATCCAGATGGCATGATAGTCGTCGTAAAGATATTAATAAATGGAATAATGAAATCACATGGGGTTTATCTACATGGTTTTTTGTGTTTATGTGTCATCGTATTACAGGTTCTGGTGCATCATTTGAAAATGACCATGGATATCGTAATAATATTATGCAATATTGGGGTACACAGTTTGGTAAGTTAGGTGTAAAAGAAATGTGTGAAGACTTAGTAAAAATGAAAGCTAATCAGCCAATCTTTACATCTATTGGTAATCAACCTCCAGCACCCAAAAAAGGTACAACAAATGTAGACTTTATGACAAAGGAATTACCTCCATTAATTTATAGATTTACTGATTGGTTATTATATGAAAAGATAGATGGCAGAGAAATGAAAACTCATAAAGAAATTGTTGACTATTTAAATGCATATAATAAAACTGCAGGTCATAGAAAGTTTAATTTTCAATATGCTGCATTCTCTATGGATTGTTCAGACTATTATCCTGAAGCAGTGGATGTAGATTCACACTGTTATTTAGGTAATAATGCTGTACGTTGTATGCAAAAGTTGTCATCAGGTTATTCTTCAGATGAGTTTATGGACTTATTAAGAGAAAGAACAGGTGGTAAACCGAAAGATCTTGAAGATGTTATGTGTGACTTTGTAAGGTTTGGTCAGAATTATGTACCTCGTGGTAATGGCACATTTGACCATATTCCAAATGATTTATCTAATAACAGTGGTTGGGAATCAGGTTGGAGACAAAGACAAGGCGAACCACCAGAACTTAATAATACATTACCAATTTAATGCTATTTAATAATCCAAATAATATAGTATATCCAAATACTACAGCTGTAGAATTGAATGCTAAAAAGAAACCTACAGATACGTGGATGCAAGACTATACTTTGGACCAAAGAAAGGAAAAGTTCTTTGAATTTTGTGAGAAGTTTGATAAGAGAGAAGATGATTTATTACGAGATGATTTTCAGATCTTCTCACATCGTTTGCATTGGCATGAACATCCATATGTAGAATTCTTTCAAGGTAAAGAAACATCTTCGTTTGACAAGATATGGTTTACAATGGCATTCTCTTTTAGCAATGAACATTGGTTAACATTTAAAACATTATATGACCATGGTAAAGAAGGTTTACGTGAAAGATTTGAAAACCATCGTCATGCACGTTCAGACTTGTTTCAAATATATTATCCTAAAGGTACGAAGGTCAAAGATTGGTTGGTAGAGGTACCTTATAGATGCGCAGAAGATATGGAAGGAATACTAAACACTGGACAGAAATGGACAATGATGCAAATCGCAAGGGAATTTTGCAATTACTTTATGACTCATCACGGCTTTAGAGCACCTATGTACCCATGTAAAAACTTTGCAAGATATATTGCAATGACATGGCCAGATCTGGTGGACCCTGAAAGTGTATTGTTTGGTGGTACTGGGCATTTTGATGGTATGCACCAAATATTTGGTGGTAAGAATCTAAATGGTAAAGTTAAATATGACATAGATAATAATGGTGAATTTATTCCTACTAACAAACATGGCGAATTATGGATTGAACAAATGACTGAATTAGTAGAGGACTCTCGTAATCCTATGATGTCACAAAAATGGTTAAACGTAGAAGATAAAACATGTTTCTTTTATAAGCATATGGCTATTACTCATGGTGAGAAAAGGCCTACAAAAAGAATCCCAAGAGATTGGATATTTCCAAAGGAGTTTAGACTTGCCGCACAATAAACATGTAAAAGATGGGTTTAATATCGATATCGGTATGATGCAACCTGACGAAGCAAAGAATTATTACTTAGATCTTGCAGGTGATTGGGAAGATCCTAATCCTCCTCCACGTATTGTTGAACATGAAGGTATTCGAGTTGTAAGAGATGATGATTTAGTTGGATCCAAGGTCCGAGGTGGTGATTGTTTAATATCAAGTATCAAGCAAGATACTATTGTATATGTGCAACCAAGGACTGGTTTGGCTGGTGTAAGTATATTAGATGTAGCGAAGAGACATAATAAAGCTGTAAGATTATTTATGCCATCATCTAAAAAGATCTCACATCACCAAGCATGTTGCATAGAACAAGGAGCAGAAGCATCCTTCCATCGTATTGCAGCCATGCCAAATCTAAATAAGATAGCAAAGGAATGGGCTGATCAGAATCCAAATGCATTCTTTGTGCCATTAGGACTTAAACATAAATTAGTTACAGCGGGTATGGTAAAGGTTGCTAGCAAGATTAAAGAACCTGAGGTTGTTTATGTTGCTACTTCGACTGGTGTATTAACACGTTCATTACAGATTGCATGGCCAAATGCAAGATTTGTTTCAGTTGCTGTTAGTAGAAACATGAAGGCTGGTGAATTAGGTAGAGCAGAAGTTATATCTGAACCACGTGCATTCCATGCTCATGAGTGTAAAGAGAACTTACCACCATTTCCAAACATAGATACTTACGATGGTAAGGTATGGAAATATATTCCTAAATATTCTAGTCAAGATATACTATTTTGGAATGTAGGTAAAGAACCAGAATTACAAGATGAAACAATATACGAAACGGAAAGCTATAGAGATTGGGATAAGAACTTATGATAACAGGAACATTTAATAAAATACCACGCAAAAAGAATAGTCATGGATATGGTTGGGCTCGAACATGGGCAGAGAATCTTATGACAACAATTAACCATGATGGACATCCAGTCGAGACATTATATCTAGACCATGGTGTAAATTTTGGAGGTGGTCTTAATCTATTTGGTGGGTTTACACCTGAATTAAAGCAACGTATAGACAATTTTCTATTAGCTAACAAAGTCTATTCGCTTGATATGCCTATGCCAAGATATGGTGATATGCTAGCCAAGAGAAAAGATGTAGAGGATAAAGAATGGTGTGCACGTGTTCAAGCTAAATGCGATACTGCACAAACATTACTATCCACTGATCTTAACACAAATTGGTTAACGATTGGCGATTCTCATACAGCAGCATTTGCTCCACATGATAGTATGGTTATTAAGACTGATGGCCTTACATTGAATGGACAAATTCAATCTAACTTTCAATATGTCAAAGATCATATGGCCAAATGTAGTAACTTACAAGGTATCACATTAGTCTTTGGCAATATAGATGTAAGACATCATCTATGTAGATTAAATATAGATCCAAGAGATATGTGGATAAAGCTTAAAAAGTTTGGAGATAGTTTGCCAATTCCAGTTGAGTATTCTGTTCCATGGCCTATTGAGTTTGAAGGTAGAAGATTGCCAAAAACTGGTTACTATAAAAATCAACCATTTTGGGGTACACGATATGAAAGAGTAATGATGCTACAAAGAATTGAAGAGACCATGGATATGATAAGCATGAATAAAGTTATGTATCCAGAAGAATGGAAGTGCATGGATCCAGAAGAATTTGCAAAAAGAAAAATGGAAAGCACGAGCTCAGTACATATATCTCCAGAAGTTTATAGACGAAAAGACTTCGGTGAAGAGCATGTACTTTTAACAGATTTTATGATATAATATACCTATTAAATTAACTATACGAGGAGAAAAAATATGGGCATAATGGATAAGCTCCAAAAGAATTCGAGGATTAAAGAGTCCTCACAACTAGATAAGAGTAAA